GCGGCCGTCTTCATCCTGTTCGCCCACCTGGCGCTGCACGTCGGCTGGATCTTCGGCCTGGTGCTCGCCGGCTGGGCCTTGCGCTATCTCCACGGCAAGAAGGGCCGCGCCCAGATGGCCGCCCTGGCCGAAACCCTCGACCGCAACGGCGCCTTCCAGGCCCTCAAGCCAAACTGAACCGCGCCCCCGGCAGCATCGGGAACGTCACCAGCGACACTTCCCACAGTTCGACCGCGCTCAGCACCCGCAGCCGTCCCTGACGCCGGGCCCGGGCCGTACGGTATCCGATCGACAGCCCGTCCAGCGCCCCGGCCCGGCTCAGCGCCCCGGCGAACCGCGCCTCGGCCGACCAGTCCTCAATCCGGCCGCGCACGAACAGACCGCGCGCATCCTCGACGATCTGCTCCCAGACCCCGACCGGCGAGCGCGCATCGTGCTGGTTCAGCATCCGCACCCCCTCGGCGCCCGTCTTGGCCAGACTGTCCGCAAACGCCCCCGCCTGCACCACGTCCCCGTTCAGATCCGCCACGCCCCACAGCGAGGCGTAGCCTTCGATGGCCAGTGCGCTCATTTCCCCTCCAACCTACGCTCGATCCGCTCCACCGCCGCGGCCGTCGCCTCGCCCTGGACCTCCAGCCGCGCCAGCCGCTCGGCGACCAGCCTCTGCTCCCCGACCCGCTGTTCCAGCGTCGCGATCCGCGCCGCGGCGCCCCCGGCCCAGACCAGGCCGCCCACCGTCTGCACCACGACGGCGATCAGCAGCGCCGTCGGCACGCGTCGAATCTGATGTTCGATCATGCCCCCATCCCCGCCATCCGCCGACGTTCCTCGTCCGTCAGGAAGCTCGCCGCCTCCAGCCGCGCCCACAGGGCGTCACGCTCGGGCTGCAGCGCCGAGACTGCATCCAGGTCCGCCCGGATTTCGCACCCCGCGAACCGCTCGCCCAGCCAGCCCGTCATCGCGCCCGCCGCCTTTCTCACCAGCGGGATCACCGTCTGTCGCCAGAAGGCCGCATTGGCCTCGCGATAGTTGGCATAGGTCGCATCGCCCGGAATCCCCAGGAGCTGCGGCGGAACCCCGAAGGCCAGGGCGATCTCGCGCGCCGCCGCATGTTTGCCGGCTGTGAAATCCATCTCCGCCGGCGTCAGGCTCAGCGGCTTCCAGTCCATCCCGCCCTCCAGCAGGATCGGCCGCCCGGCGTTGGTCGCCCCGGCATAGACGTTCGACAACTGATCCTTCAGCGCCTCGAACTGTCCGTCCGTCAGCCGCTCGCCGTTTCTCGTCCCGTAGACCAGCGCCCCCGACGGCCGCGCGGCATTGTCCAGCAGGGCCTTGTTCCATGCGCCCGCCGCATTGTGCGCATCCACCCCTTGCGCCGCCGCCTCCATCGGCGACAGCCCGTACCAGTCGTCCAGCGGGTGCCACAGCTTCAGGTGCATCACCGGCGCCCAGCCGTCCGCCGCCCGCCCGATCCGCATCGACCGTCCGTCCACGGAATAATCCCACGCCTCGGGCCAGCCCGACCGGCCCGGAACCACCTTCACCCGATCCGACCGCAGCGCCCACAGCTCGTCCGGCGCCCCGTCCCCGTCCGCATCGCCGGTCGCCTCGACATAGGCGTTGCCCGACACCTGCAGCGCGCCATAGACCGCCTCCATCAGCTCCGCCCCCGACTGCTCGGGATTGGGCCGACGCATCAGTTTCGCCAGCGGATGCGCATCGTCGCGCGCCCCGTCCACGAACACCGCGAACGGCGCAGCCGCCGCCGCCTCGGCGATCATGCGGATGCAGCGATAGGCCACGGCATTCTTCTGATACCCCTCGCGCGCCAGGCTGGCGTAGTCGTTGGGCGTCCACCGCGGCCGCCCCGCCCCCGACAAGGCGATCACCCCGCCCGCCCGGCTCTCCTTGCCCTCAGGCGCGCGCACGCGCCCCGCCTGGCCGAAAGGCCACCGGATCGAAACCATCGCAATCTCCTCAGATGTCTTGTCCCTTCTCCCAGTGGGAGAAGGTGGCTCGAAGAGCCGGATGAGGGTCGACCGGCGGGCCAGTTCGCACCGCCTGCCCTTCACCCTTTCGCGTTGACCGATCGCTACGCTCTCGGACGCTCAAGTCCTCTCCCAGCGGGAGAGGGTGTCATCACCTTCAGCAACGGCCGCTCGATCCACACGTGGACGACCGCCCCCGCCGCCAGACTGGCGACCACGGTCACCACCACCACCCCATCCCCCGGCAGGGCGACCATCCCGCTCTCGAACATCCGCCCCAGGGCCCGGATCACCAGCACATGGACCAGATAGATCGAATAGGACGCATCCCCCATGAAGGCCGCCGCCCGCGACAGCCGCCCGGGCGCCCGGTCCGTCCGCTCCATCCGCACCACGCCGAACACCAGCAGGGCGCTGGGCAGACCCCAGACCGCTGCCCGCCTCAACCCGTTCCACGGATCGTTCAGCGCGCGCACATCGTCGATGCCGCCATAGCCGACCACCAGGCCCAGCACGAACCCGAGCATCGCCAGCCCGACCGCCCACAGCCCCAACCGAGGCGGCGCGAACCGCCAAACCCAGGCGATCCCGACGCCCAGCAGAAACTCCACAATGATCGGCGCGCCCCAGAACCTCAGAACCGGCGCCGCCAGGACCAATCCGGCCGCCAGCATCGCCGCATAGGCCCCGATCAGCCCCCAGGCGACCCGCCGCCCTCCCGCTATGGCCAGGCCGAACCCGGCGTAGAACAGCATTTCGAAACACAGGGTCCACCCCGGCCCCAACGCCGGAAACGTCATCTCAAGCCCGCTGAACGGCCAGAACAGGAACGTGGCCGCCGCCACCTCCGGGCTCAGCGTCCCGCCCCGCGCCATACCGATCAGGATCGGCAGCGACAGCAGCCAGTAGATCGGCGCCACCCGCCGAAACCGCCGCCGCAGGAAGGCCCCTGCCGCGCCCACGCCCGTCTGACCCTGCGTCGTCGTGGCGATGATGAAGCCGCTGATGACAAAGAACACGTCCACGCCCACGGCGCCGAAGTTCTCCAGCGTCCCGCCGCCCAGCGCCGTCTCCAGCCCCAGCCGCGTCCCGACCAGATCCACGGCGTGCGTGACGACCACCGCCGTCGCCGCCGCGAACCGCAGCGCCTGCACCCCGTGGAACCGCTCCCCCATCCGCCACGATTATCACCGCGCGAGCGCGAGCGACAACCTCAGATCATCACCCGCGCCCGCACCGCCTCTGCGATTCTCGCCTGGCCCGCCGCATTGGGATGGACGGAATCGAACATCAGACCGCCGCCGAAACTGCCGCCGAACAGGGCCGTCCCGTCGATGGGCGCCGCCAGCCCTCGCGTCGCCGCCACCTCGAACACCGCATCCCGCAAAGCGGCTTGCGCGGCATAGCTCGCCTTGCCCTGGGCCGGGTCCGATGGACAGCCCGTCATCAGCAGCACGTCCCCCGTCGTCAGGCAGCGATCCACCAACGTCCCCAACCCGGCCTTGTAGGTCGCGACCGCCGTCCCCGCGTTCCAGTCGTTGATGGTCAGGCACACGACCGACAGATCGGGCGCCGCCGCCGGGATCGACCCATAGGCCCGGTACGGCTGATCCGTCGTGATCCAGTCCGCGATCCGGGCCCCGCCCCACCCGGCGTTGATCACCCGCGCCCGCTTCACGTCCGAGCGCCATGCGACCCCGCCCGCGATGAACACCGCCCCGCCCGAGGCCCAGCGCACGCTCACCGGCCCGGTCGTCTCGGGAAAGGCCACGGTCGTGACCTCCATCGACGCCGCCTTGGTGGTGTTCACCGTCGCCCGCACCAACCCGTCCGTCTCGACCGTCAGCACCCCCAGCGCCGTGTTGGTCACGGCCCACAGATCGAACCGATCGATCGGCCCGTTCGGCTGAAAACTCCAGACGCCTGTCGACGACGCCGCGCCCGAAAACAGCTTGCCGCCCATCCCGGTCAGGGCGTTGACGCCCCACCCGGCGCCCATCGTCACACGCGGGTCATAGCTGGAATAGCCTCCGCTGGCCCCATCCGCCGCCCCCGCGCCCGCGACCGACGCCGCCGAGGCCGGCAGTCCCCGCCCGCTCATCATCGCTGCCAGCCGTTCGGGCCAGGCGCCCGCCCGGCCGTTCGGCGTCCAGCCGCCCGAGACCCCGCCATAGCCTTGCGTCACGCTGTCGCCGATGCACAGCAGCCGCGCCTCGCGCCCGCCCGCCTGCATGGTCCTGACCGCCGCCGACCAGACGGGCAGGTCGGGCACGGCGAACCGCGCCCCACCCAAGACACCGGCCAGCACCCCGCCCGGCGCCGCCCCCACCGCTCCGATCTCGACACCCGACATCAGTCGAAGGCCGCCACGATCTGCGTCGCCGTCGTCCCGGTCGCCAGCACCCGGCGCACCTGCACCGGCAACCACCCCACCGGATGGTTGGCGAAGGTCACGGCGTCCCCGTCCTCGGCGCCGACCGTCAGCACACGGACATTGCCCGCGCCGCCGATATACAGCGCCTTGGCGTAGGTCGTCAGATCGGCCGCGTCGCTGGGCGTGACCGCCGCCGCGCGCCTCGCCGGCCCACCGGCGTCGCGCCCATGGTTCAGCAATCCGTCCCGCTCGGGAATGGCCGGCATATCGTCTCTCCTATGCAATAGATACGGTCGTCATTCCGGGGCCGCGCCCCGCGCGGAACCCGGAAGCCAGGGCCGCCCCTCGGCGCTGACCCCAGCGGTTTCGAAAGCCCCTTGGGTTCCGGGTTCGTCCTTCGGACGCACCGGAATGACGGGTCGGGACCCACTAGAGCCGGCTTATCCTCGGCGCCGACTGCGGCCCCAGCATCAGCCGCGTGATCGCCCACACTAGGGCGTCGGCCCGGTCCGGGCTGGGCCCGCCCTCGCTGCCCAGCGCCAGCATCTCTTCCTCCAGCGCCGGGAAGGCGTCGCAGTGGACCACCCGCCCCTGTTCATACAGCAGGGCCACCGGCTCGGCCCGCGCCGCCTTGGACCGCGAGGCGTGGACCATCTCGATCCGGCACGGACAGGCGCTGATGGCCAGGACCGAGCGCACCATGTCGCCACCCTGGTTGCTCTCGGCGACCACCTCGTGCGCGCCGAATTCGTGCGCCGCCGCACTGACGGCCCTACCCCAGCTCTGGGGCGAGCGCCCCTGCACCGTCCGGTCCGCCAGCACGAAGGCCTGGCGACCTTTTCGCCCAACGACCACGATGCCGCAGGCGTCTCCGGTCGCGGTCGCCGGCGGATCGACCGCCACGACGATCCAGTCCAGTTCGGCCGGGCGCGCGCCCCTGGCCCGTTTCAGGTCCGCGATGCGGAACAGGGCGCCCTCGCCCTCGACCACCACGCCTTCCAGCTCCTGCGCCGCCAGCCGCGTCCCGCCATAAACGTCGTTCAGATGCGCAAGAAAGCCGGGGGACAGGTTCTGTGCATTCAGGGCCGTCGCCGCCCGCTCCGTCACCGTCCCCGCCTCGGCCATCAACCGCCTCAGCGCCGGGATCGGCCGGGGCGTCGTGGTCACCGCCAGCAGCGGCGAGCCCCCCAGCCGCAGTCCGAACCTCAGGTTCGA